AAAGATACGTATCAATAATATTACTACTACTAGGATCAATTCTATTATCATCGTCTGCCGCATGAATATATTGGAATTTAAGTTTATCACGGCCAGTAAATGCTCTATAATCTGTTGTTAAATCTATAGAAGTTGTTGCATATACATACTTTTTAAATACATTCTCTGTAACTAGATAAAAAATTTGTCCATCACTATATTGACTTAATGCACCTACAAAACTTTCTGCTTGAAGTATTACGATACTTGCACTATCCATATAACTATAATCTTCAATACCGTCAGTAGTAATATATTTTTTTTGAAATATAAACTTTGTTAACGGACTAACTGTTTCATTAACAATTTCGATAAATGTTTCTGGATCATCTACAACACCATCTTCATCTTCATCATAAAAACTTACTTCAATTTTCTTACTATCAACATATCCATCAGCATCTCTATATGCATCACTTATTTCCCAATCATGTTGAACTGTAAAAGGTGTCAGTGCATCTGGTTTTAAATTAATAGATAAGACTGCAATTTTGTCTTTAATAATTTGTCCTGTCTTATTATCAAAAACTTTATCACTACTATCATAATAAAATCTAATTTCTTCTGCACTTTCAAAAATATATCTTAAACTACGATATGTAATTGTATATTTTTCACCATCAGTTTCAAATAATAAAATCCAACTTGCATCTAATTGTTGATTAGTAGTATCTCCGGTTTTACCTAAACTGAATTCTCCAAGAACACTTAAATTATTTTCTATAATAATTCGCCATTGTCTTAAATTAATATCATATCGTAAACCAAATGTTTTTTGTGCAAATACATGGTCAACTATTTGTGTTTGTACATCAGCTTCTAATGTTTTAGCAAACTTAGGTACAATTTGACTTAAAACTGCCGTTGATGGAATAACATCATTAAGTATAATAGGTCCTGATCCATCTGTATTATCAATAGTACCATCACCTGTAACACTAACAACCTTAACCCACTTATAATCAATTGACCCTGGATGGTCTGCTGAACCTTGCATTAATGTACCATCTTTCATAAAATGATATCCTGCAGGTGGAAGGAATTTAATTAAGGTTCCTGATTCAAGAAATCTTAATGCACTACCTGTAAAACTTCCAACTTGAAATCTTGTACCATCATCATCTTGGAAATTTCCTGTTGTTAAATTTGTTTCAGTTGTAGTTTGTACCCAATTAGCTCCTAAATCTGCTACAATTGTTTTAGGAAAATTTGTTAGATAATAATTTAATAATTGTTTTTCAGCTAAAATTGGTGTTATAGTGTTTACAATAATACCTTCAACATCTGTTTTTGTTGTAAACACAAAATGTTTATATTTTGTTAACGTTTCTTTATATACAACACCATCATTACCAAATAAGGTTGTACTAGAATATTTTCCTGTACTATCTAGTAAATCAAAATAACGTGAAATACCACTTGATGTTCTATTAACACTCTTAACTTTAACAATTTCTTGACTAATACCTAGTGGAGCTACTTGATAGTCTTCACTAGTAACCATTCTGTTTTGAGTATAATAAGTAGATGGTGCATTTTCGCGAATACTTAAATTACTTTCTGAAGTACTACTATTATCTACAGTATACTTTAATGTTAATGTTATACTAATTGTTTCAGCATTTCCTTGAGCAGAAGTATATGGAATTGCTACACTAATTGATGTTAAATCATCTGGAACAATATTATATGATTGATTAATACTTGACCTATAATAAACTCTAAAATTACCTTGAGGTAAATTACCAAAGACTCCATCAGAGAAAATTAAGTTAATTTTATCTTGTGTTTTAGTAAGTACTCCATAGATATTTCTAATCTTTTTTCTTAAACTATTATAAACAATATTATTACCTTCTACTGCATCAACTTTAGTCCATAACTCAGATTCAGTACCTAATGAATTTAACTTATATAACCAAACATCTGTATTATTAATATTTGACGCATCTATGGAAATTGACTGATTAGTACTTGGAGATTCAACTGTAAATTGTCCTTGATCTAAAACACCTTGTCTAAAGTGACAAAAATATCCAGTATTTTGACTACCTGGTCCACGTCCGTCATCTCTAAATAAAAATGCGAAACTATTACCTGGCAAAGGTGGCTCTTCATATATAACACCATCAATAACGTCTGTTGAAACTATTTGGAATTGAATACTTCTTCCATCAATATTTTTCGTAAAAGTATATACTGGTACATCAACGTTAGTTGCTCTATACCTATATTGATGTGTTAAGATTCCTTCTACTGTATCTTTTTTAATAGGACGTCCTATTGTAGAATTTGGTGGCAATGCCGCGTTAAGAATCTTTTCAAATTGTTCTTTCCAATCAGGATTAGTTGGATCATTCCATACAATTGTTTGATTAGATAAATTTGTACCATTTGAGTCTACAACTTCTTCAGATGTTGTAACAGCTTCAAACTTTATTAACCCATTAGCACACTGATTACGTTTTGGATTATATGATAATAGTCGTGCTAAACGTAATACTGAATCTCTACGCTCAGCTAATTCAAGAAAATTTTCTCGAGAATTTAAATCAATACGATAAGCAACATTTTGTCCTAAGAATGCAATAAGATCAATTAAAGCTAGATATTCACTAGACTCTATATAATCATTAAAATCTTCAGGATAATTTTCTCTTATGTACGCAATCATCGTACGACGTAAACTATCAAAGTCATACGACCTAAAATCTGCATTACGAAACGTCTGATATAGACGTTTCCAGTCTTCTGCTAAAAGTAACCTATTTTGTCTATTTGTTGATGACATATTGTTTTTTTCCTATTAATACTATTTATTTAAACTAATTAACCACTTACTTAACTACTAAATGAAGATGCATCTTCATCGAATGTTAAACGCATTTGTTCAGAGATATTATACGGTAGATATGTTAATGTACAATCAATTATAATTCCTGATTCGTACTGATCAATAAGGATACTGTCTACATTAACCCTAGGATCTGCATTAACAATCTCTGTAACATTCTCAGCTATAAGTGTTTTTAACCCTTCTGTTAGTGGTTCATAAATTGCTTCCCAAATAATAGTTCCAAATGTTGGATTTTCCAATTTTTCACCCTGTCGTATATGAAAATGATTTATAATATCTTGTTTAATTAATTCAATATCATAAAGCACTTTACTTGAGTTAGCTGGATTAACTGAACTTAAACCACGATACGCTCTACTTTTAACTATTGACGGATCTTTAGCGGCTGTAGTTACTTTTATTTGTTTGTATAATTCTCTATCAGATTTGCTCATATTAACCTACTTTGATGCTTCTTTCTTAAACGGATCTGCTGTTGGTACAAATTCAAGGTCATTCTTGACTGTTATCACGTTATCTCTGTCTGTGACTCCAACTTTAAATGCTAATGGATTTAAATTTTCATGATCCTTCCAAGGTTCATGTTGTGGTGCTCTTTGTGATAATATTCCTAACGCATTATTTGTTGGAATACCAGGTAGAATATGTGTATTAAGAGCTGTAACAAGTTGAGCGGCTGATGCCGCTGGACCATTCATATGAATTTGCGGAGCAGTTTCTAAATGCTGACCGCCTGACTTAATATGAGATGTTCCACCTGATGTAATTTTAGTTTCACCATTTGTTTTATACTCAGTATTACCTATTGTAGTAACCCAAAGATTTTGACCTACTAACATTTTAGTATCTTTTTGTGATTCTAATTGTATTCTACCTTTAATAATTTTAGGCTCTTCTACATCAAGATAAGTACCACTTGCTTTCATGGCTATATTAGCTCCAGCTTCTATGGTAATATTTCTATCTGCTGTTAAATTAAAATCAGCTTCAGTATGCATACTCATACTGTCTTTTGCATAAATGTCTATTTTTCCATCTGATGTTAATTCAACCCATGCTGATCCTTTTGAATTAGCAATATATATTAAATCTTCTGTATTATGTAATAAAATTTGATGACCAGTTCTAGTCCGTATCCTAACTAATTCATTATGTGGTAATTCACGTAGTCCATCTAATTCATTCTTAGCAACATTAGAATATTCTGGTGGTCCTTCACTTGCTGATGTTTTTCGTAAAAGTTTATCATTACCATCATCCATTACAAATGATGTTCCACCTAATCTGCTTCTAAATACATTAGCTGGTGCATCAGAAACTCCTACAAGTCCTTTCGGTGCTCCAGGAGTTTTATCAACTGGTCCTGGTGTACTAATACCAAACACTGAACTAGGAAGTTCACGTCTAGCACTAGCCGTTGTTATTCCCCTAAATTCATCTATAAATTCTTTTGTAACTAATCCTTGTTCTAATAATGTATTAAGAAGTCTTAATTGAAAAGGTTTTAAAAATTTTGTTGGGTCTTGTGCAATACCCGATTCATTTTGTTTATTATATTCACTTGCAGGAATTTTTTTACCTTTAAAGTCTGCAGGTGTTCCATCAGTTGTTAACGACGTTGAAGCATTGCCAGGAACAGCAAAATTTTGATACTGGTCCCAAACACAACCTAACCAATAACATTGATTAGGATTACTCTCAGCAAAAATTACTAATACATTTGTTCCTGCATCAGGCGGAACCATCCACATACCATAACTTTGTTGGCTTTGTCTATAATCATCATTTTTTCCTGTTGACCAAACTGGCGTTTGTCCAGCAAAAGGTGATAGATACCTTGCTGTAAATAATTGTCCATCTTTTTGTGGTTCATTTCCTGATGTTGTTGATTTTAATAACTCAACTTGAAGATTACCCATAAAAGAAGGATCTTGATGACTAACAACTTTAGCTAGATATGGTCCTGGGTCTTTAGGTGCTGGCCCGTCGGCTTGAATAAGATTTAAAAATTGTTCTGTTAATGACATTAGAAAGGTCCTGTTAATCCTGGATGGACAAAACTTCCAGACGATCCATTACCAATTTTATCATACTCAGTCTTTGGTTGAGTTGGTAACGGACTAAATGCGTTAGCTTCACCTTGTTGGTTGTTTAATCTAATTAATTTTAATTCCTGTTGAAACTTTCCTTGATTAAAATTTGACGTAACCTCTCTTACCCAATAAAGTCCGCTAAAGTGTTCTAACTTTGTTCCGTCTCCTAATGTTGGAAATTGCATTGTTCCATCTTGATTATAATCAAACGGTGTTCTAAAATTAAGATCAATATAAACTTTTTTATCTTGATATCTCATTTGCCCTCGATCATCTATTGATTTTTTAAAAGTCCCTGGACTATTATAATTTCCTAGTCCACTATCAGAAATAAAATAAGGATCACCCCAAATTGTTAACGAGGCGTGCATCAAATCTACTGGGTGATTAACTGTAGCATCATGAAATTGTCTTGCAAGTTCATCAGCCTGCCCTGATGCTATTGCTCGCATTCCACCTGAATAATTTACTAAAGCCTTAACACCTTGTTTTTTCCAAATCTTTTGTGCAGGAATAGATAATTGAGGTGGCGCAGTTTGTTGCGTATTTGTAATGTGTGCTAACTCGGCTTGAGTTGCATGACTTCCTGGATTATTGAGATCTTTTGTATTTTCACCTTTGTCTGGTGTTAGTCGAGTTAAAAATCTATATTCAAATTTAATATCAAAATTTATAACATCTTTGTTTTTGCCTGTATAAACATAATTGTATTGTTTACAAGTTGTATCTTTTATCTTTACGACTCCTTTTGAAATCTCAGTAGGGGTTGTCCACGTTGATGCAGGCTCTTTATATGGGACAACTCTAAAAACATATAGCTTTGGAAATCTACCTTTCTTTAATTCCATTTCATATACAGGTATATTAAAAACTTGGGTTTCAATCTTAAACCATTCTCTATTTCCTTCAGCATCTGGTTCTCTTTGTGCTAAAGATCTTCCGAAGTCACTAATAAGAACTATTTCTTCAATAATTTTATTAACATGAGTTTTTTCTTTAAAAGTAATATCTCTACTCTTTGTAGAAATCTTGGCAAGAGATGTTAGCCAAATACCTTTCTCTGCATTGTATACATATTTTGCAGGTGGTAACGGTGTTGCGCCTGCTTGTAATGCCGAAAACATTATTGTTGAATTACCAATCGAATTAATATTTTCTTTTTTAGTCATAAAGTCTTTTAATGATTCACTAGTGGCACTTCTTACTACTGAGATTCCTAAAATCTTTTTAGCCCATGTATCAAAATCAAATGTATTCAAGTTTATAGCTTCAGCAAGATCTTCTTTTCTACTACTACTTTCAGGATGAAGATTATACAATCGTCTTGCTTCTGAAAGCGACCTAGCAACACCTTCTGTAGTAGCATTTTGTTCATTAGGATTAGAAGTTGTTACTTCACTTGCTCGTTCATTTGGAAAAGTAATCATATATTCATCAGCAAATGAAACTGTATCTTTCGATTCACGTTTTAGCAACGTGGTATTAAGTTGAGTTGTTAAACTATGTGATCCTGATTGTAAAAGTTCATGTACAGATCCTCCTGAAAGTGTAATATCTGTCGGTATTTGTTGAACTTCAGCTGTTAATGCCTGATCATTAAAAGCAATACCTCTCATATTATATTCTGAACCACTTTGCGTAACTGTAAAATCTGCATTAGTTAACTGAATAGGTAAGTATCTTTTTGATTGTCCTTCTACTTGCGATAGTCTACTTACCTTACCATCATCGTCATAGCCTACCCAATCTAGTATTAAAAGAAATGGAGCACCAATGTAATTCCCGTGTCCAGCTTTAATACTTGCAACTTGTAATGTTTCTAAAAATTGTCCCATACTATAAGGTTCTATAACTTTAAAAGAAAACTTATTATATGATGCAGTTCGTGTTTGTGGGTTAGGTGCAACAACAGAATTAATTTCTAGGTCTTCAATAAAATATTCTATTCTTCCTCCAGCGTCTACTCGTTCAAATGCAGTTAAGGCTTTTCTCTCTTTAAGTGTCCGTGTTCCACCTCCAGACCTAAGTATCATTACTAGTGGCTCACCATCTTTAATATAAGTATTATCAGGGTCAGCTAATTCTTCATTTGACAATACACCCAGTGAAATTTGATAATTAGCACTAATAAATTTTTCTAATGGATTTTTAAGATATCTAGCTGGACCAAGTCCAGATTCTTCGTCTGGGACGATGTAAGCCTCATCGACGTGCGGATTGCCTGATGTTTCTTTTGGATCAATATCTAATAAGTCTCTAGTTTTAGTTAAATCTTGTACTTGGTCTTGAATGGTATTTACAATATTGTTACTTCCTAGTGTGGCGTGAATGTCTTTAGCTGTAGCTATAGAGGCTACTTTAACCGCACTAACTAATTTTTTAACTTCACCAGAATTTGCAAAATCACTAGCAAATGTAGTAGCTGTATTTTTAAGGTTTTCAAGTTCACTACCAATTGCGCCACCTTCGATTGAACCTTGTAAATCGGCCGCGGCATTTTCTACTGCAATTTTACTTTCTTGAAAACTATCAAGTAATTGCGTTTTGCGTTCGGCTGATAAATTAACCTTTGTAAAATCATTTAAAAAGTCACCTAAATGTAACATATTATTATCCTAGTACACTTTTTACATCTGCTGGCTTTGGTAGAAATATTTCTACACCAACTTCAAAATCGTAAATGGGGTCTTCAATAACATCCATATTGCGTTGAGCAAAGATCCACCAAAATTTTGACGAGCCATATATATCGTGTGCAAGAAGATCGGGTCTATGATTATATTGAGGTTCAATTACATATGGCGGATCATCAGGACTTGCTGGAACGGCTCTAATTCTAAAATGACTAAGACGTTCCCCATCTGCTGAATACTTTGTAGTATGCCAAGGACTTGATGCTTGATATGCCATTAAATAAATCCTCCGCCTTTCTTACTAACATATTCACCTCTAACAAATCTCTCAAGACTGAATGCTTCAAGAGCCCGTCTGCTGTAAAGCGGTTGACAAGTAACTGAAAATAAACTTTGTGCAGGTGCCCAGCCATGCCTAGCATCTTTTTGAGAACCTTGTTGATAAAATTGACTAGAAGCATACTCCGGCGTATTATATGGTTTAGCTGTGTCAGTTACTGGTAAAGTTTTTTTATCAGCTTGTTTTGCCGTTGTTCCAGTAACAACTTCTGTTGCAATATAATCAACAGAATCAGGTAAATCAATTGTAAATGTTGTTATAACTACAGGAACCCTATTAAACACATAATCTCCATATCCACTTAGATAAACAATCGGTGGTGGAGCACCTTGATTTTCTCCTTCGCCACCATAAAACATTTTTGTAATACTTCTTAAATAATGAAGTGCCGCTACCCAATATTGTGCCTCATGGCCATTTTGTACAAAAAAGTCTCCAGTAATAACTAACTGATCCACTTGTGAATTTGCATATACTTGGAACGGATAATTACTATGTGTAGGCTGTAAGGCATTGTAACCTGCACTATGTGACATTAATATCGCTGGCGTAAAAGGAAAAACTAAACCGCCTGTCGTATGAAGAGGATATAGTAGACGTGATTCGCTGGCAAAAGGCTCTATGGTAGGCAGGCTTAATTTAACTCGCCAATCTTGTTCTACGCCTGTTGGAAATTTCGCCGCGGTATCTGTTTTTCGTACATCCAATAAACTATCAAATGGAATATTTCGTTTACGGACTTCTTCCATTACCTTTTTAGGGTCTTGGACTACTTCTAAAACCTTTTGTGCTTTTTTAACTCCCGAATTTGCAGATTTTAAAAGTGAACCTGCTCGATCTGCCGCAAAAGCTACTGCTTGGTCAATAAATGATGATGCCATTTGGTTATACTCCTACAAGTATTTAGTTGACTTTATTAAGTACATAGTTTATAATAAGCTACTACCATGGAGAATTCAATGAGGAAAGTAAACTATTTAAACAACAGAGATCTTTTAGCAGAGATCCACAAATCAAAAAACACATTTAGCAGTTTTACAGATGAGGGGTACGATCAATTTGATGTAATTTTACCGAGCATTGATAAGATTAACATACGTACAACTGCTGAGGCAAAACGAAACAAGGCTAAAAGACTTGGTCAAAAAGACTATGAACGACGTAAAGCTGACGGCGAAAAAATAAAACAATCAGAATGTGAGATAGACTATAAAAAAATAAACAAAACAGACGTTATTTTTAGAATAATGATGTTTGATCATATACCTGACGATAAAGGCCGTAAAAAGAAACCAAAGACTATTGCTGATACTAAAGAAAAGCTAAACTTCCCACCATTTCAACATTATAAGTTTAACGAAGAAGGCCAACTACAAGTTGTTGGCAAAAGCCATTGGGTTGGGGGTATGGAAAATGGCTATTATGATAAAGGCTGTGGTCAAGCAACTAATAAACTAGCTATGATGTGGATGAAACTATGTGAACGATACGCAACTAGAGGCAATGTTAGAGGATATACGTATAATGATGAAATGAAGGGACAAGCAATTTTACAACTTGCACAAATAGGCTTACAATTTGACGAATCTAAATCAAATAACCCATTTGCATATTATACTGCCGCAGTTACAAACTCATTTGTTAGAATTATTAACATTGAAAAACGTAATCAAAATATTAGAGACGATATTTTAGAAATGAATCATATGAACCCATCCTTTACTCGACAAAATCAAGGAGCGTGGGAACGAGAAATGAAGGAACATAATAAAAACTGGAAACCGCCGGAGAAAAAGGTAAAAGCAACGAGTGACAAAAAATAAAATATAGTATACTATATGTTAAGAGGATATAAAATTGTTTAAAAAGGCCGCCGTCTTTACGGATATACACTTTGGATTAAAGTCAAACAGCAAAGTACACAATGATGATTGTGAAGAATTTATAGATTGGTATATTAACCAAGCTAAAGAACATAATTGTGAAACCGGTATCTTTATGGGTGACTGGCATCACAATAGAAATAGCTTAAACATTACTACCATGGATGCTACTATCCGAAGTTTAGAAAAACTTGGGAAAGCATTTAACCAATTCTTTTTCTTTCCTGGTAACCACGACTTATACTATAAAGATAAACGTGATATTCATTCCATAGAGTTTGGTAAACACATTCCTGGCATTACTATTGTTAATAAAATTACAACAAAAGGTGACACTACTTTAGTACCTTGGCTTGTAGGTGACGAATGGAAACAGATTTCAAAGATTAAAAGCAAATATATATTCGGTCATTTTGAACTTCCAACATTTTATATGAACGCTATGGTGCAAATGCCTAATACTGGTGAGCTACAACCTGATCATTTTAAACATCAAGAGTATGTATTCTCTGGTCACTTCCATAAAAGACAAGTTAAAGGGTGTATCAATTATATAGGTAATGCTTTACCTCATAACTATGCTGATGCTTGGGACGATGAACGAGGTATGATGATATTAGAGCACGGCGGCGCTCCTGAATATCTTAACTGGTGGAATTGTCCCAAGTATCGCACAGTTAAACTATCAAGGTTACTAGACGAAAAAGATACATTACTTAAACCTAAAATGTATTTACGTGTTACATTGGACTTACCAATATCATATGAAGAAGCAAGTTTCATAAAAGAAACGTTTGTTGACAAGTATGAGTGTAGAGAAATTACACTTATACCAAATAACAAAGATGATGAAATTAATACCGACATTGATATCACAAAATTCGAAAGTGTTGACCAAATTGTTGCCAAGGAAATACAAGCAATTGAGTCTGATAACTATGACAAGGCAAAATTACTTGACATTTATAACAAGTTAGGGGAAGACCGTGATTAAAATACAAGACCTAACTGTTAAAAACTTCATGAGTGTAGGTAATACTACACAAGCAATTAACTTTAATAGAGATCAGTTAACACTTGTACTTGGTGAAAACTTAGACCAAGGTGGTGATGATGCTGGATCACGTAATGGTACTGGTAAAACAACAATAATCAATGCATTAAGTTATGCATTGTATGGAATGGCCCTTACAAACATTAGACGTGACAATTTAGTAAACAAAACTAACAACAAAGGTATGTTAGTTACTTTAAGTTTTGAAAAAAATGGAGAAAGATACCATATTGAAAGGGGCAGAAAGCCTAATTTACTAAAATTCTCTATTAATAATGAAGATCAAGAAATAACTGACGAAAGTCAAGGCGATTCTCGTAAAACACAACAAGACATTAACATATTACTAGGTATGAGTCATGATATGTTTAAGCATATACTGGCATTGAACACATATACTGAGCCATTCTTAGCAATGAAGAACAACGACCAACGTGCTATTATAGAACAGTTACTAGGTATTACTATACTATCTGAAAAAGCAGAGCAGTTACGTGAACAAATGCGTATTAATAGAGATCAAACTACTCACGAGAATGCAAGACTAACCGCAGTTCAAGATAGTAATGAAAAAATTAAAGAAAACATTGAACGCTTACAAAGTAGACGTAAGGCTTGGATAGCACAAAACAAAGAGACTTGTGTTAAACTGCAAAAAGGAATTCGTGAATTAGAACAATTAGATATTGACAGTGAACTAGAAGACCATGAAAAGCTATCTGATTGGTCTGACCTTAACAAGCACCATACTAATCTTACAAAAGAACTAGCAACTGTTGAACGTGCATTAGAACAAGCAGATAAAAATGTACAAAAGATAGGTAGTGATCTTGATAACCTTGAACACGCTAAATGTTATGCTTGTGGACAAGAACTACATGACGAGAAACTTGAAGAAATGAGAAACTCAATTCAAGCAGACTATGGTGATGCACATACATATATGATTGAAATTTCTAATAAGCATGAGAAAGTACAAAAGAAACTAGAAGACATAGGTAATTTAGATATTAAACCTAATACATTTTATGAAACAGCTAAAGAGGCCTATGAACATAGAGGTAATGTTGAAAACTTAAAGAAAGTATTAACTGATAAAGAAGAAGAAACTGATCCTTACCAGGAACAAATAGATGATCTAAAACATACAGCATTACAAGAAGTTAACTGGGACACTATTAATGAATTAAACTCTTTAAAAGAACACCAGGACTTTTTATATAAACTATTAACTAATAAAGATAGTTTTATAAGAAAGAAAATTATTGATCAAAACCTTGCATATTTAAATAATAGGCTTACTTACTATCTTGATAGGGTAGGCTTACCACATACTGTTACGTTCTTAAATGACTTAAATGTAGAGATTACACAACTTGGTCAGGACTTAGACTTTGATAACTTATCAAGAGGTGAACGCAATAGATTAATTCTTGGATTAAGTTTTGCATTTAGAGATGTTTGGGAAAGTTTATACCAACATATTAACTTGCTATTTGTTGATGAGTTAATAGATAGTGGTATGGATACAGCTGGTGTTGAGTCGTCATTAAGTGTTTTAAAGAAGATGGGTAGAGAACGTAATAAAAACATTTACCTTATTTCACATAAAGACGAACTAATGGGTAGAGTAACTAATGTATTAAAAGTTATTAAAGAAAACGGCTTTACGTCTTATGATAATGATGTAGAGATTATGCAATAATGGATGATACACACGACTTACTAACAAAAGCATACTTAGAATACTATAAAGCTAATGAAAACTTTGAAAAACGTAAGAGCGAAAGTACAAAACGTGATGCTAGACGATGGTTAAGCGAAATAAGACGCTTATGTTCTAAACGTAGAGTAGAAGTAATGGACGCTCACACCGAGTTCCACCAGAAACGGAAGTCCGAATTGTAATACTTGTTAAGTATCTACATGGAGTGGACTTATAAGAAGAAAATCATTAAAGAACTACCCACAGATTGTGTAGGATTTGTATATCTTATTACAAATACAACCAACAATCGCAAATACGTAGGCAAAAAACTAGCTAGATTCAGAAAGACACGGCCACCACTCAAGGGTAGGATAAACAAAAGAAGAAGTACAATAGAAAGTGACTGGAGAGACTATTGGGGCTCTAGTGATTGGTTATTAGAAGATGTTGAAAAGCTAGGAAAACAAAAATTCACACGAGAAATATTACATTACTGTCCAAGTAAAGGCGTAACAAGTTATCTAGAAGCAAAAGAACAGTTTGATCGTAGGGTTCTAGAAACTGATGAATACTATAACGGCATTATAAACGTACGAGTAGGCGGATCAAAGATCCTTAAAGAAGCTCTTAAAGGCAAATAACATAAGCAACATTGTTTGGTCGAGATAGCTCGACTCACCTTGAAGGTGTACATTATGACACTTAGATTCTGGTGCGTTGCAAGGCTAGACTAACTTTAGGTCTAAAAGATGCTGGCTCTGAGTAAAAAGCAACCAGCACGGTAGAAAATTCCGCTTGATAGGGATTAATACCGTCCGTAACTATGCGAAGGCTGAAGTAAGAGGTTGTAGGGTTACCGCCTCTGTGCATTATGCAATCTTCTTTATCAAGATGGTACGCTCATCTCACATGATGGCTATTAAATGCTTCGTCCGGGTACGGGCGAAGTATGGCTCAACTATCTACATGATGCAAAAGTGCTACGCACTTAATTAAACAGTTG